GATGAATTCACTGGCAGCCTTCACCTTACGCATACCGGCCTCGCGCATGATCTCTGCCAAACCCTCAAAGGCCAGCAAGGCGTTGGGGTTTGCCATCAAGGCATCGGCATCAAAGGCTTGCTCGCGTTTGTCATTGGGCAGATCAAAGGTGATCAGAGAAACTTGCGGGTCTTTGTAGTCTTTGAAGATGTTTTCTTTTTTGCGTCTCAAGACATGAGGCCGCATGAGTTCTTTCAGCTCTGGCAAATTTGACGCGCCACTGGCATCTAAGCCCCATGGCGAATTCCAGAGCTTGGCGTATCTGGCTGCAAAGTCAAACCAGCCGCCTCTATAAATGCCAAGGCCGTGCAGGATGGGCCACAGCTCGATGGGCCGATTCGGAATTGGCGTGCCAGACAATGCATAGACATGGGACACCTTCTTCATGGCCAGCATTGCAGCCTTCGTTCTTTGGGCCTTTGGATTTTTAATTCTGTGGCATTCATCGAGAACCAGTGTGCTATATCTGTCAACGTGCGTTACACCATACTGCAAAACATCGTAGTTGATGATGGTGATATCTGCTGAATTTACCTCTGAAGCCTGCTGTTTGCCATTGACCACATGGACCGAGACGTTGGGGGCGAGCCGAGCAAAGGCAGCCTCCCAGACTGTCTTAGCAATGGCTGGGCAGACGATCAGGGCCGGTAGGTTTTCTAATGCAGCAGCTGCTGTGGGCAGCGTCTTACCAACACGGGGCTGGTCGGCCAGTATGGCTCTTCGCCTAGAGAGCAAGAAGAGCTTGGCTTCCTGCTGATGGGGGAATAACTGCATTTTCGGTTTCCTCGTTTTAACTTGTGGCGATCTTAACTGACATTTGTGCTAAAGTGCAATTTCTGTTTAATCGCAGAAACGTAGTAAACCATTAACCCCTGTAAACCCTTAAAAGGAAAAACCATGACAAAAGTCGTAACCGGTAAAGTTCGCTTCTCTTATTTCTCAGCACTGACTGCTCGCAAGAATGAGATGAACGGCAAAGAAGAGTTCTCCACCCAGGTGCTGGTCCCAAAGACTGACCTTGAGACTGTGGCCCAGCTCAAGGCCGCAGCCAAAGAGGCACTGACTGCAAAGTTTGGAGACAAAATCCCAAAGACTGTGCGCAATCCCTTGCGTGATGGCGATACTGAGGTGAAATCTGATGGCTCGCCATTAAGCGCTGAATACGCTGGCCACTTCTTTTTCAACACCAAGTCAACCGCCAAGCCTGGTGCAGTAGATGCCCATGGCCATGACATCTTAGGAAACAATGAGATTGTCTCTGGCGACTATGGCCGTGTTGCCGTGAATGCCTATGCGTATGACCAAGCCGGCAACAAGGGTGTGTCGTTTGGTCTGAACAACATCATGCTCTTGGAAAAGGGCGAGTCATTGGGCGGTAGCAAACCCAGTGCAGCTGCTGACTTTGGAATCTCACCAAAGAAAGCCAGCGCACCGGCTGCTGCCTCAATCGACAATGACTGGTGATTGCTCTATCAGTTTATTGAGCGCAATGTTCAATTGATTGACTGATGTCCATAGAGGCTCCACAGTTCCACTCAGCCACCGGCTGACTTGGGACTGCTGGATGCCAGCGGCCTCGCACACCGCAGCCATGGTGATCTTGTGAGCCTTGGCCCTTGCCCTGATAGTGTGAATTGATTCCATGGGCGCATTCTAATTGCGCTTTATGTATAAAAACAACAGATAAAAATAATTGTTTACAGAAAGTTTATTTCTGTCATACTTCGTTACTCCTACTACTTAAACGAAAGAAACCGATGAAACCGCAAACCGAAACCCTTCTTGATTATTTGACCGCCATTGCCATTGGCGTTGGCATGGCCGCTTTACTTGTGGCATGGTGGTCAGCATGAACTACGGCCCCACACCCAATTGCCCCAAAGACTTGTTCCAGTTTGAATGCTCAGTTGAAGACGTTGACCTGGTGTGCTTCTTGGAATACAGCCCAGAAGAGAAAGGCTACAGGGATTCTTATGGTGCGCCCTATGAGCCTGATATTGAAGAGTGCATGACCCTCAACAACGCATACATTGCTGGCACTGATGTGGACATTGCTCACATGATCTTGCAATCCATGGTGGACCACATTGAGGTCTCTGCACTGGAGAAGTTCCTTGACAAATGAATTGCCCCCCGCCATCGATGCCTGCCTCGACCTGGTCAAAGACTTACTGCACCCAGAAGTCTTTGGCTACTCAATACCCAATGAGGTTAAAACCCGTGCATTCGTTGTCAAAACAATGCTGGAGCGCTTGAAAGCCAGAATGGAGACCAGCACATGGCCAGAGGCTTAAAACCCCGTGTAGAGCCTGCCATCGAGGCAGCGCTACAAAAGAAAGGGAATCTCTCAGACCTTGACTTGGCCAAGCTGTGCTTTTGTGCCAGGCGCAGTGCTGCAAGGGTTTTGTTTGATTTGCACCGCCATGATCTGGTCTATATCTCTGGATACACCAGAGTGAGCGCCAATGGCCAGTGGCGGCCTCTGTGGTCATGGGGTGATGGGGATGACGCTGAAGCGCCTGGGCCAGTGCCAGGCTCAGAGCGCATCAAAAAATACCGCGAGAAAATGTCAGCCGATGACAAAGACTTTGGCTTGGCCAGACGCAGGCAGAAAAGACGGGTAGTGAAACGCGACCCACTTGTGGCCGCGTTTTTTGGGTCTTAGTTATTGGCCTAAAAGGCTGATCAAACCAGCTGCACCAGTTGTCGGAAACATCTTTTTCAAGAGTTCTTGTGTGGCCAAATCAGTGCCTGGTGCAACACCAGTCTGCATTCTTGATGCCAAGTTTGCAGTTGGCTGGGCCGTATAGGCTCGTGCTGCAATGTTTGTTGGCGCGGCCAGCATCATGCTCAATGGGCTGACTTCCATAGACCTTGTGGCCGTACCAGAGTCTCCAACAATTGGCTTGAATGCTTGGGCAAATCGTGCCGCCTCATACATTGGTGTCTGGTTAGAGCCAAACACAAAACCTTGTGGGTCTTTGCGGGTCAATGCACTGGCCAGATTTAAGCCTGACACATTTCCAGTCGATGGATTTACCACACCTTGATTGGACCTGATCGTCATCAAGTTGCGATAGTTGGCGCGAGCCTGCTGGAATGCGGCCTGCTGCTCTTTTGAAAGACCTTGGGCCAAGGCATCATCGACCATTTCTTTGAGCTGGAATAAAGCGCTGCCAAGCTCACGATCACCCATTGCTGTGGTCATTTCGTTTTTTGCACGCTTACCAATTTTTGACGATAAAGTCTGCAATTCATTGCCACTGGCCTCACCTTTGGCTGCTATGTTTTGCACTTGTTGAACAAAAATATTGTTCTTAAATGGCTGAGTTGTCAGACCTTCAAAAGCCTTATCGACAATTTCAATGCCAGTCTGAATGGTGTTTCCATCCACTTTTTTGACTTGTGGACTGGCCACTTGTTGATAGACATTACTGATCTGGCGCTGTGCTTGGGCCAAGACTGGATTGCTTAGTTCAGCAGAGTCAACACCAATGGCTTGGGCTGTGGCTCGATTAAGAATCTTTTGATTCTCTGTTTTGATTGTGTTAAATGGTCCAGAAGTGAATGGGCTTGATTCCATTCGAGCTTCCATTTGCTGCAAAGACCTAGAGCCAGTTTCTTGACCAGGCGTTGTGCGGAATCCCATTTCTTTGCCACGGCCAAGAATAGACTGCTGGGCCGCAGTCAGTCCGGCTGATGCATCTGGGCCGACAGCGCCCATAGTTGAACCACCACCAGTAACTGTGGCTGTGGGCGTTGTGGTTACATTGACTTGAGCGCCACCGACTCCTGGTTGTTGACCAGGCATGGGCATTGGTGGTGGTTTATTGCCAAAAAGTAACTTGGACAATTTATCTGCACCATAGCCAGCGCCAGCTCCAAATACAGTACCAGCACCCATTTGCTCAACTTTCTGGGCAAAGAATTCTGGCGTTGTCATGCCTTGGGGTTTCTGACCAGTCACCAAATCAGACAAAGTTGTGTCTCTTGATGGGGGTGTGGCCACTGGTTGCAAAGCACCACCGACTGCACCAGTAATTGCTCCAGCTCGCACTGGGGCAGTAGTTGCACCAAGCACACGCACGGCAGCGCTTGATGGGATCAATGTGCCTGCAATGTTGCCACCGACTCGGCCCACATCAATCTCACCTTGACGCATTTGGCCTTGTCGCCAGTTTCTTTGATAGTCCAGTTCAGCCTGACGATTGATGTCTTCGACTCGTCTGCGCTCTGCTTGGGCAAATTGCTCAAGACTTGAGCCTGCTGGGGAAATAGCTTCTAGGCCGCGAGTCAACAATTGAGCGCCAGCATCTGGAATATCGCGCAGGCCGCGAACAAATCCACCAACTGGTGAATTCATCACTTTTGATTCAAAAGACTCTGGTGCTTTGCCAGTTGGTTTTGGTGCTGGTGCAGCAGCTGGTGCTTGCAATGATTGAATGGCTTTGATGATCTGCTCATCAGTCATGCTTTCGGGAAAAGATACTGGCCCAATGTTTGGGATTTCAACAATTTTGTCAGCCATATTTTTACTCCGTTACATAACGATAAAGACCAGTCACTGGGTCTTTGACTAATCTAGGAACACCAGCAGTGGGTGCTGGAGCTTGTGCTGCCGCATTCTGTGCAGCCACTTGTTTTTCAATTTGCTTATAAGCTGGGCCAGCACGCACAGTCATGGCCAGTTCAGTATCGCGTCTGGCGCGTTGTTTTTGCTCAATGGTTTTTTGTGCATCATTGGTCTGTGGGAAATACTTAGCAATTTCTTTTTCCATTTCATCTGCCCCAATAACTGCACCAGACTCTGGTCGCAAGTTGGCAGTAACCCAATTCTCTTGGGCCTGACGATATTGCTGACGGCCAACATCTTCAGAGACATTGGCCAAGCCAGTGGTTAATCCAGCACTTGGAATGGCTCGCATAATGGCCTGATATGTACCAGGCTTCCCATAAGCCTGCTCAAGTGTGACTGGTTTATCTGTTTTGGGATCAATGATTGGCTGACCTGATTTATCTAATACAGGCTGATTAAAGATATTTGTTGACTGCTTCATGCGATAAGCAAAGCCAGCTGACTTGCTTTGATCTTCAGTAGGTTTAGCGCCAGCACCTTCAAATGGTGTTCCGGCTGCTGTCATCACTGGGATGGTTGGACCGCCTGGTGCAGTTGGCACATAAGACAAACCATCTGGGCCTTCTTTGAGTTGATATCCACCACGGGCAAATTCTTGTTGACGCAATGCCAAACCGCCTTGGGCCACACCTAAATTGGCTCTGGCAACACCAAGGTTTCCTTGAGCAATAACATTGGAGGCCATCTCGCCTGGGGTCATAGTTTTTGCAATGCGCTCAAGTTCCTTGTTTGAGTTCTTATCACGCACACTGATGTAAGAGCCAGTGTCTTGATAGTTAAACTCAGGACTGCGCTGGACATCCAACAACTTCATGCCGCCTGATTCGCTCAAGACAAATGAAATTGGTGTGCCTTGTTTGCTATTGCCATACTGTGGTGTTGTAGAGTATTTTTCTGTGGGCTTAATCTTTAAAGCCTGACCCATCAATTTGTCTGCATCATCAAATTTTCCAAATTGATTGGCCACATCAGCCTTGCGCATCAGTTCGTTATATCGCTTTTCTGTCGCAGTCAAAGGCTCTGGCGCTATTGTTGGCTGCGCTTGTATTTGGTCCATTAACTGCGCTCTTTGTGGACTTGGACCAAATGGGCCGGCTGCACTAATAGGTGCAGTTTGGCTAAGTAGGCTTGCCTGTGCTGCCGTTAATGGCTCCATTGGCTGCACAGATTCTGCTGCTTTAGGCGCTCCAGTCAAAGCAGTTTGATACTGTCCAAGTCGTTGCGCTTCCTTCAGCTTTTCACCCAAAAGCAAATCTTGAAAAGAAGTGGCACGGGCTTGTTGATAACCTTGCTGGCCAGCTTGCAAAGCTGATCCAAGTGCTTGGCCCATGCTGATTGGGACTGCACTTCGGCCACTGGCTTGGAGCAATGCACCGGCTGCTGACAGTGCAGCATTACGGCCCAAGAGCTTGCGCTGATCTTCTGTCAGCAATGCGTCAAGACCTGATGGCAATCCACCACCGCCAAACATATTGCCTAAACTTGCGAAATCAAATTCATTAGCCATATTTCCACCTTAATCCAATAAACCTCTGAGACGGGTGTTGACCACATCGCCTCTGCTCATCATGTTAGTTGATCCAGTATCTGGTGCAAGCAAAGATGCTGCACGCATTGCCTGTCTTTCTTGACCAGGCTTGATGGCCAGTTCTGCCACCGGTGTTCTGTTTCTATCCATGGCCACCGCAACATTGTCAAAGCCTTTAGCCTGATCATGCGCATAGCCAAAGAGCGCCATGCCCACATCTTTCTCAGACCCTTGGTCAATGATCTTGACCTTTGCAGGGTCACTGGTGATCACAATGCCTCGGCTTGTTTGGGCCACTGTCAACCCATCAGGGATGCGAGATGGCATCGGTGATCCAGGCGTGATCAGGATGGTGTCACGCTTGCTTGATGGATCAAGCAAAGCCATCAGCTGCGCGTCAGCGTAGCGTTGTGGCTCTGGGGTTGGGTTTTGTCTCATGTTAGATCAAGGCAGCCAATGCACCAAGAGCTGCACCAGTGCCACCAGTTATTGCTCCACCAGTAAGACCGGCCAATTGCGATCCAGCCAATGCACCGCCTAATAGGCCAGCACCGACATTCTGGGTGTATGGAGTCGTTGACTGCATCCCCAAATTGGCAGGCTGCGCACCGAGGGATGACTGGACCACACCAAGACGCTGGAGGCCAATGTTGCGGATTGCATCCATTTGTTGCTGGTCCAAAGCCTGACGCGCACCACCAGCACCCATGACCGCCTGAGCGCCACCAAGACGCAATGCTTGTTGCTGTGCAGCCAAATTGCCTAGCTGGCTTGCACCGCCTAGCCTTAATTGCGCACCTTGCAAGCCTGCTTGCTGATTGGCAATGTCGGCTGCTGACATCCGGCCAATGTCGGCCTGCTGCATGGCCATCGCCTGGTTGAATGCTTGCTCGTTCAATGTTGTGCCTAGTGTGGCGGCCTGCTTGGCAAACCCTTGGTTAGTCAAAGCCTCGGCCACACCTTGGCGTGATCCACCAAATGCGCGTGCAGCGTTTGCACGCTCACCAGTCTGCTGGATAGCCGCTTGGCGTGCAGATTCCAAATCACCTAATGCATTCTTGCGCACCATCTCTGTATAGGGATTCATGTAAGAGCCAATAGTGCCTGGACCTTGTCCAAGACCAAGATTGGTCTGCTGCGCTGTAATTTGTGCAGGCTGATAGACACCGCCATAAGCCGCCATTTGGGCTGCTAAGTCAGTGCCAGTGATGCCTGGGCCAGCGAGGGCCGTGTTAACCAAAGCCTCCTCGCCTGCTTGATACATGGGGTTGTACCCTGCAAACTGTTGGACCGGCAAAGCACCAGCGACCCCTTGGGCCTGCTGAAAGTTGGCCAAGAATGCTTCTTTGATCTGAGGATCAATGGAGCTTGTTGATGTAGTTGTTCCACCTTTTGACATATCGCCACCTTATCCGAGTAAAGATTTCATTTTCTTGGCAGGCACTTTGCCCTCATTGATCATGTCCAGAAGTCCACGGCCATACTTATTGACTGCTGACTTCTTGACCACATATTCGCCAAGATCAAGATTGACAGCGCCATCATCTGGACCAGGAGGATTCATGCCAAACATGAGACCGCCATGGACCATGCCGCCACCGGCCAATCCACCAGTGCTGCTTTGCTCCATCCCTGTTTGGGTTGCTGCCAGTCTGTCTGCCTCTTGAGTTGCAATTGTTTTTGCAACATTGGCAGCCTCAATGCGGTCATACAGCCCTGGGTCATATCCACCCATTGGGGTGTTAGTTGCGACATTTTGGTAAGGGTTTGTGAATGGTCTCATCTGGCCCATGATCTGAGAGTATGGGGATGCACCACCAGCTGTCACAGCAGGGTTGTATTGAGCGCCAATGGGGATTGATTGGAAGTTGGCAAATGAGCCGCCAATGCCCATGTTCGCACCAGGCGCTGCCGTTGCTGGTGTGTAAAACTTGCCACCAGCATTGTTCTGAATCCATGACAAGTCAGCATCTGTCAGGTTGAACATATTTTTGGCTTGCGCTGATGTCACCTGATTCTGTGCCAAGAGACTATTGAGCAAGGCAATGTCGCCAGCTTTATAGGCAGCCTCAAGTTTGGCATTTAAGCCTGTTTGAGTGGTGCTAGTTGTTTTCAGTGCAGCAGCTGCTTTGGCATCTGCAATGGCTTTAGCATCCGCAGCTGCTCTTGCATCCACAATGGCCTTGGCATCAGCAGCCGCCTTGGCATCCGCAGCCGCTTTGGCATTAGAAGCAATCAGCGCATCAGCCGCAGCTTTTTGCTGGACCGCAAGTGCAGCCGCTGCCGTGGCCGCAGCCGTTTTATCAGCTGTACTCAAAAGACCTTGTGATGCCGTTGCCGCTGCATTGGCCGCAGCAATAGTGGCTGCCGACGCTGTCGTGTCTCTGGCTGTACGGGCTGCAAGCTCTGCATCAGCCGCAGCATCAGCAATCAATTCGGCATTTGTTTTTGGCAGTGCAGTGTTGTATATATCTTGGACACTCTGAGTCGTCACGCCAGTGGCACGCGCCACATCTTCTGTAGATATACCAAGCCGGTCCATCTCAGATCGCAGCATCGCATTGGTTGTAGTAGAGCCAGGCTGCTGGGCAGCAAGTACCGCATCAAAAATTCTTTTATCAAATTGCTCTTGGGTCATCCCATTATTGAGCGCGTAATTCAGTGCTGCTGAAATTGCCATATGTATCCCCTAAAGTTCCTTTGCCATTACAGACCATTGTGGGCTGTAACCTTCGTCTTTCAAAAATGTCTTTGCCCAGCCTCTTCGGCCTGCCAAAGTCACCCTGGTGCAACCAACAGATTTGCCCCAGGATTCGATCAATGGTCTCATCCGTGAGAGTTCATCTAGGTCGCCACCAGCCAAGAAGTAATGCAAACACTTCAGTCGTGGGTAGACAATGATCTCTGTCAATACCACCGAGTCCTTGGCCGGCCACAGCTGCAATCTGTGACCCTCGACCATCTCAGTGACATCGTCAAAATTATGTGTGCCTCCAGAGTATTCTAATGCCGCCTCCACATGGTGGCGTAGCCTCTCCAAATGTTCTTGGTCACTCATCGCTTTCCAGAGGGAATAGCATCAAGCCTCATCACCCCAATTCGCCAGTCGGCCAATACCGCACCAGTCACCTTCACATTGACCTGGCGAGCTGCAAACCGGACATCAGTCGGGTTGGCTGCCGTGTATGGCCCAAATGTGGATTGTGTCCCAGTGGGGTAATTTCGAGTTTTGAATGAGACCACCGCCTCCCCCAGTGTCTGCTCATCTGGGACAACTTGCCTGACCGACATGATGTTGTCGCCATTGCCCAATTGCACTGGCCCAGACTCAGCGTAGACGCTGGCGCTGTCATAAGCAAAGCCAACCTCATGCTCATAGACATAACCATCAGTGGACACGGCCATTGGGTTGGTAAACACTCCGGCATCAGTGCCAGCAGTTCTGGCCAACAATCCTATGTTCCAGTGGTTTTCTCTGTAGTTGAAAGTGCAGTAGCTGTCATTCTCATTGCTGCCACTGCTTGGGTAGTACCACCAAATCTCACCATATTGGCTGTTGTGGACCGCATAGACCTTGGATGACTGATTGAAGTTCATATTGCCAAAGACATAGTCGGACACATCGCTTGGCAGTGGCTTGACATATCCGTCATAAATCCAAAAGCCTGCCTTGCTCATCCAAATGGCCGCAGTGTCAATCGCGGCCACTGCTTGGGCCGAAATGAGACCGCAGCCGCTTCCAGCCTTCTCAAAGCCATAGACAAATGGAGCGCCAACATACTGGGCCGTATGGACATCGACATCTGTAAACAAGAGGTTTATACCCTTGACCCGTTTGCCGGCCAGCAGTGTGCCAGGCGTTGCAAGTTCATAGTCGCCTGCCTGGTTGTCGGCTGCTGGTGTCCAGACTGTATTGTTCTCTTGGTCGCACCATTGGACCTTGCGTGGGTTTCCACCAGCGCCAAGGGCAAACATGATGCGCTCGGCAGTCACCATGACCGCCTTGTTGCTCGTTGGTGCATTGGTGATGACAGCTGCGAGTGTAGGGGTTGTGAAACCCAATTGCCACTCATAGAGCTTGCCATCGGCATTGGAGCAAGCAATCAAATACTGGCCCCATGTGTCCATTGACCATGTGGTGGCCGGAGTGATTGCACCCAAATCTGGTCTGGCCACACCATAGCTGAATTTGCCATAGTCACTGTAACCATAACCCGTCTTGACAATGGCATCAGCCACACCGGCTGTAAACCCGCTTGGCGTGATTTCCTTGATCGTGCCAGACTCGCTCATGGCATAGAGCTTGGTGTGCGTGCCAATGCCGGTAAAACGTGTCGCGCTATTGTCGCGCCAGCTCAAGAAGCCTCGGCACATTCCGCTGATCTGGGTCGATGAGCGCTTTCTCCAGCCACCCATGGGCCGCAAAGTGTTCTCGTACCAGCGCACCAGATTTGCGTCATACCACCGGCCAGCCGCCTGGTACTCAGTGCCGTTTCTGTAAATGCCTGGGGGGAGTTTGAGGGGTATGTACATGGCAGTGTTTAGGTAATGTTTGAGACAAAGCTCATTGTGACAATGGCTGATGGGACTGCTGGCCGTGTGGGGGTTGTTCCGGCAGGGTATTGCTCAATCGAGACACCGACATCGGTTGGCCTCCACATTATCTCAACATAGTCATTGGCATTCAAGCTCACAAAGTAATTGATGGCAGCAATGGTGTGATACGGGTCCCCAGAACCCTTTCTGGGTGCAAAGCCAAATCGGCTGTTTGAGTTGGCCACATTTGTGCCATTGACCCGAAACCAGACATCCACATCCTGAGAAGCATTTGTCGTGTTTATAAACTGAATGGAAAACTGCAAGTTCCAGATTCCGGCATCGGCCACAGTGATTCTGGACCCACTGGCAATTGTCACGCCATTGGAAAAGTCTGTCGTGTTAAATGTGATCGCATAGGCCGTGGTGGTGTTGGCAGCCACCTGGTCAGTTGAGTCTTGGAATGCCCCATAGGGGTTATTCATAAACTTTCCGCCCCTTGGTCCAAACAGAGACCCTAGCACTGTGGTCAGCTTTCTAAAGTACCCATTCAATGAGCTGTAGTTCTCATTCAAGTGCCTGCGCTCATACGCCTCTGGGGGGAAACCCAGACTCGGTATCGATGGAGTCTCTAATTGTTGCTGCTTGGTGGCCATAGAGCAATTATGTCAGGACAGACAGTGCATGGTTGATGTGTTTGATCCTGTCGTCTAGGCCAATAAACCCGCCATTGATCTTTTTGGTCATGGTCTTATAGTCTTGATTGTCTGCATACTGGTTGAGCTTGTGGGTGTCCCAGAACCATCCGGCAGTCAGCGCAGCATACTGGGGCGTGGCCACCAACTCCGGCTGCATGATCAGGTCCACACCTAGCGCTTGGCCAGCATGATAGTAATTGCTAGAGCCAGTCAGCTGGATGCAGCCTCTTCCAATAAAACGCCAGGCATCCCCAGAAGCCTCATCTCGGTTGCCCATACGATTCGAGTAAACAGTCGTGGCAATGAGTTTTGGATTTCTAGCGCAGGCTTGGGCCTTGGCCGCGTCAAAGCGCTTGGGCCATAGCTTTTGCAAAGCCTCTGCCCTGTAATTGAGATTCTCTTGCAGCACTTTGAAATTACCGCACTCATGGCCACACTGACCAATAAAGGCAGCCTGGCGCAGTGGCGTTGAAATGTCAAAGCGCTGGAAAGTCTCATTGAGCGCATCGACCCACTCTGGGCCAATGTGCAGCTTGGCCAGTTGCTCACTATTGACCATTGACTATGCTCCTCACTTCGTTGTAGGCGCTGACGCAGGCGTTGAGCTTGGTGATTGCTTTGTCTCCATCGGCTGCGAGGTCGATAAGAGCTTCAATAACCTGTCGCTCAGATTCGGCTTGAGGGGGATCGCTGGGTTGTGGATTTCCAGTGGCAATGGTGGAACTTGGACCGGCTTGTGGACAACTTGGGGTTGGGAGCCGCAGCCGGCCAGTCCTAGCAAGCTCATGCATAGCAGACTGTTTCTTGACAATATCATCTTGGGCCTTTCTGAGTTTCGTTTCCTGATCAATCAACTTAGTGCCAAGCTCTGCCTCTTTGGCTCTGGCCTCATCATTCTTTTTGGCAATGGCAATCTTCATGTCATTGTCCCTGTCTGTCCAGCCAAAGTGATAGCCGCCTTTGTATGAGCCAAGCAGGGCAATGCCCACAGCAAATGCAATCCAAGGGAGTGGTATTCCAAACATCATTCTGACTCCTGTCTGGCAGCTGCCAATTGCTCGCGCTCATGGTCATCCTCAAGATGGTCCGGTGGCGTGTCTGGTGGTGGACCAGGAGTCCATGACTCATCAAGCTCTGGATTGGTCCAAGTGGGCATGGCGCCAAATGGCTGTGATGGGATGCCGTTGGTCTTTGCGTTAAAGCCGTGATTGTTGCTGTAGCCGTATTGCTGGCCATAGCCTTGCATGGGCTGGCCTATGCACTGGCCCATCGGCTGCATGGACTGCTGACCACCAAAAGCCTTGGCAGCAGTCCCCACTGCCTTCTTACCCATCACCGCACCAATGCCGCCAACAATGAGCAAGACAATGTCGTTCAGCATCTTTGTATAAGCCTGGTCAATGGGGGCCATTGATTTGATGGGCTGGGTGACAAAAGTCACTGAGTACAAAAGCGCCACCACAATGAAGCAAAGAATGCAAGTGACTGCAATGACCACAAAGCCCCAGACTCTGACCTCGATCTCGTCAGGGGTTAGATTTGGCTTCTGGCTGGTTTGCATTGACTTGTTTCTCCAAGATGGGTGCGACCAGATATTCTGGACACTGCTGAGTGAATAGACACTTTGGCTTCTGGCACTCTGGTGCATGGAAATGGTCAGGATTCTGGCACTTGTACCGATAGCGGTCTTCGCAGCCAGTCAGCAATAAAAGAAGCAATAGATATCTCATTTGCCTAATCCTATCCTACCAAGCAATAAATTGACAATTTTGTCAGATAAGTCATTAGGCAAGAATTTCAATAAACCAAGAAACCATAGTGCCACACACCCATAGACAAATATCTTGAGTGCCAGGTCAAAGGTCTTTTGGTACTCGTTCACCGGCCACACCTTTTGGTGGTAGCACAAAAGTCCATCAACTCATTGATGCCAATGGCCACCAAGAACAAGACAAATGCCACACCGCCAATGATGATGGCCAGCTCTTGCATCTCAGCTTCTTTCTTTTTGGCCGCCTTCTCTGCCTTCTCTAAAGACCTCAGTTCTCTTGCATCATCGATGTCCATCTGGTCCTGACGGGCCTTGATCTTGTTCCAGACATCGACCTTGCCGGTGGTCATAAAGAGCATCTTCAGCTCTTCCTCAAAGGCTCTGGCCTGCTCCAGTGCCATCTCAATCTGGAGGGCGGTCCCCATGTTGGAACCCTTGCTCTTCTTTGTTTCGATCAGTGCCTTGGTGGCCGCACTCTTGGCATCGAACATCTTGCCAATCATTGGGGCAAGAGAGCCTAAGTCATTGGCCACCTTGCTGGCCTTCTTGACCATGCTAATGGCGTTTTGTATTCCTGCAAGGGCTAACATCGGGTCCATGATTACTTCCGTTCAATCTTTTCCCACTTAATGCATACAACTCTGCGGTTGTAGACATCACCAGTCCATGTCCATTTGACGCATCTGTACTCGATGGCCGCTAATAGGACCAGAGCATAAATCATGGCCAAAACAAAATGATGACAAAAAAAGACCATGCAATGGTCAGAACAAGCAAGGCCGCAGCAATGAGTGCCACGGCCCAGTCTCTCATAGCCCGAATATTTTCTTTACAAACTCGGCAGCCACCCCTGGTCCAAACAAGACCGCAATGATCACCGCATACAAAAGATATTCAATCTTGGTCATGCGCTTATCCCCATCGCGCAGTGACCGATCAATGTTGTTGTATCTTTCTAAACAGATCGCTTCATGCACGGCAAGCCTTTTGTCAACATCCGCATCCATGATCACTCAGCAGCTGGCGCTTCTTTAGGAACTTGCGCTTCAGCCTGTTCTTTAATCTTTACGATAAGAGGCCACACGCCACTACTCGAGGGCAGTTGCCCCAAAGTTTGTAATACAAAGTTAATCTCGTTAACGTCTAACTCTAATTTCATCATGCACTCCAAGGCAAAGCTGTGTTAGCAGGACTGACAGGAGGTGTAATCATTGAGTCAATCTGACCTTGAACACACGCTTGTGCGCTTGTAATGGCTGACTCAGGAATCCAACCAATGACGATTGCTTCTGTTAAGTCAGCGTAAGGAACTACTGGGCCTACTTGGTCAGCAGAACTAAACTGAGTGTTGCCACCGATAGAGGCAGTGTAAGTGCCATCTACGCCAGTGACTTCCCACAAAGCATTGACCACATAGTTAGGGTCAGGCTGTTGCAGGGTATACATCGCTGTGATTGTTGTAGTAAATTGAGTCATGTTAGTTTCCTTCAAGTTGTTTAATACGGGCTGTTAATTCTTTGACAGCATTGACTAAGTACCAAGTCAAGTTGTCGGCATCCACAGTCATTACGCCAGTAGATTCTGTTTTGACGCACTCAGGCAATATTTTCTGAAGTTCTTGGGCAATAACACCCAGTTGAACACCTTGCTTTTTAACGGCTTGGTCTTGCGGTACTTCAGTAATTTCTTCAGGCAAACGATACTCAAAGTTACGCACTTGGATTTGGTTGATGATGTCCAAGCCAGTGTTGTTATCAACAATGTTTTTCTTAAGGCGTTGGTCAGAAGTAACTGACCATAAAGTTGAGTTAGCGCCATTGTAAGTTCCACCTCCACCCGCAGAAATATATGCTGTGCTAGAGCCTTTTGCCACACTATTTGGAGAACCAATAACAATTGAATTTGTATCGCCAACTGCCGATGTTTGATTGTTATATCCAATACAAATGTTTCCGCCACCTGTAGTTATGTTGTACCCCGCTTGATAACCTACAGCTACGTTGTTAGAGGCTGTGGTGTTGGAGACAAGGGCTTGATAACCTTGGGCAGTATTATTTGAACCTGTACTATTGTTATATAAGGCTTGAGCACCATAAGCTGAATTGTAAGAACCTGAAGAATTCAAATATAGTGTTGCCGCACCAAAAGCACTCAATCCTGTTCCTGTGCTATTTGTAAATCCTGCTTGATAACCAATTGCAGTATTATTAGAAGCAGATGTATTTCCTACTAATGATTGATAACCAACTGCCACGTTATTAGAACCAGTATTATTTGCAGTTAACGCTTGAACACCTAATGCACAATTAAGTGAACCAGATGTGTTGCCAAGCATTGCTGATAAACCAACAGCAACGCTATAGTTTCCTGTATTGGCATAACCAGCTTGATAACCAATAAAAGTTATTCCAGTACCTGTTGAACCATATCCCGCCTGATAACCTACTGCAGTGTTGTTAGATGCTGTGGTGTTGGAATAAAGAGAAGCATCACCAATTGCGGTGTTGTAACTTCCAGAGGTGTTGCTGTATAGCGATGTTCCTCCAAAGGCATTGTTATAAACACCAGTTGTATTGGTATACAAGGCAGAATTACCAAATGCCTGAACATATCCAGTGGTTATGTTTCTACCTGCTTGGTAACCAACTAATGTTTGACCGCTGTTAGCGCCTCCAGCCACGCTAGTAATGGCGTATCCCGCCTGATAACCAATTGCAACTTGATTGGTCGTTGTGGTGTTGGAGTAAAGAGCCGCATGCCCAACAGCCGTGTTGTTTGAACCCGTGGTGTTGTTGACAAGGGCTGAATAACCCAAAGCAGTATTGTTGCTACCTGTGGTGTTTGTATTTAATGCCCCATTGCCAAAAGCGGCACTGTAGTTACCAGTTGTGTTTGAGGCTAACGCGCCATGACCAACAGCAGTATGTTCTGTTCCAGTTGTGTTTTCAGATAGAGCAAGTCTTCCTACCGCAACAGACTGACTTCCAGTTGTGTTTTTAAGCATCGCCTGATAACCAATGGCAGTATTAACAGAACCACTCGTATTAGCCGCCAAAGCACTAGCACCCACCGCAGTATTGGTAGCCACAGCACCCGCACCACGACCAACAGTTACGCTTTGAACAGTAATGTCATTAGCAAGAGCATTAGATGAAGCACCCAATGCAATAGCAGTACCGCCAATGGTGATAGAACTGTTTACCAAACCCGCATTAGGCAAGCCTGTGCAGTTAGTTAACACACCAGATGTAGGCGTACCCAATAAAGGTGTTACCAAAGTGGGAGAAGTCGCAAAGACAGCAGAGCCTGTTCCTGTTTCATCAGTTAAGGCAGAACGTAGATTAGCTGAACTAGGAGTGGCTAGAAAGGTTGCTACACCAGTTCCCAATCCTGATACACCTGTACTGATAGGAAGCCCTGTAGCGTTCGTTAAGGTTGCGCTAGTAGGTGTTCCAAGGATAGGAGTTACTAGGGTAGGGCTTGTTGACAAAACATTGTTGCCAGAGCCTGTGCTTGTGCCAACACCAGTGCCACCCTTGGTGACTTTCAGCAGTGGGCCTGCATCAAACAATGCGTCAATACTATCCAGATCGGTATTGATCTTCGTTCCCCATGTGTCAGTAGATGCACCGACCTCTGGTTTGGTCAGCAATAGATTCGTTGTGGTTGTATCTGCCATATTTACCCCTATGCGGCTATTTGCCAAGTTTCGCTATTATCCGCAATTGGTGACCAAGTTTCACTGCTGTCAGCAATTGCATTCCATGTTTCTGATGTGTCTGTGATCGGTGTCCAGGTCTCTGAGTTATCAAAGATCGCATTCCATGTTTCTGCCGTGTCAGACTCTTGCACCCATTTTAGATTGCCATCGACAGTCATGGATGACTGGCAAGTGAAATTGATTGGCGTGCTTTGTCTTCTTTGGCCGTTGATCGTCATGACCGACTGGGCTGCCATCAGCACTGATCCGCGCAGCACCACCTTGGTGGCCACAGTCATTGTGGCAAAGTCTTGAATCAGAATCTGAATCAGTGGGACCCTAATGGCCGACACCGCCATGGTGCTGACATCGACTGAGGCAAATGCCCCAATGGCCACTCGCCTGGCTGCAAAGCTCGCGCTCGATGTGGCCGCAAATGTCGCCACCCCCACCGCATAGCGCCTTGCGCTGATTGACATGGTGCTGGCGCTTGAGGCCGTGGCCGCGCCAATGGCAATGCGTTGTGCAGCAGCTGCGGCAGTGCTAGAGGCTGAAACCGAGAATGATGCTGTCTTGACTACATTGGCGCTGACTGTCTCTGTGCTAGAGGCTGAAACAGAAAACGCGCCTATGCAGACGCGTTGACCATTGAATGCAGCCGTGCTGGTGGCCGCGAAAGTAACCGCCCCAAGGCTTACGCCATAGGAATACTTCCCTTGTCCATACGGGCCAAGACCATAGGCTGCCATGTCATGTCAATGTGACATCAAGGTCGCCAGCTGGAATGCGCAGCACATCGCCATCATTGATGGTGCGTGCAGTTGTGAGCGCTGCCCAGGCTAATAGATTGCCGCCAGTGCTTGCATCAAAGATGCCGGCCCAGCCAATTGATCCCCAGTTTCCACCGCTGGCAGCTGCAAACTCAATGGCCGCTGCGTTTGTTGCGTTTGTGGGGCTTGTGCCGGAGACAGTGATCGTGCCAGTCACTACTCGCGCATAGGCGCTGCCAGACACCTCAGTGCCGCCACCAGTGTCACTGGGTGCAGCCGTGAATAGGCCAACATACCAAGCCGTGGGGCGTGTGGCCGTGTTCGTTGTGAGTAGAAAATTTAAAACTAGATTTTCGGTGTAGTCGGTAAAAGATGACATATCAGTCCTTATCCAAAAGTCTTTGCACGGGTAAGCAATGCACCACCAGAAGATGCACTGCGATCATCGGCAGTTTGTGAATCATTCAAGGCTCGCTCATAGAGTGTCGCCCACACTTGGATTCTCGCATCATCTTGCAAGTATGGTGCAGCCTGTAATAGCGCACCATACAGATAAATGTCGGGGTTTGATGTCAAAAGCCAATTAGTCGTGTTGCTAGTTGATAACTTTGACAACTTTGCGTAATAGGTCAGCTCGGTGGTGTAGGTGGCATCAGGTGTTGGGACAATGCGAAACTGGCCACCAACAATGCCAAAGAATTTTGGCTTGCCACTGGCCGTGTATTTGGTCATCTCAGCATCTAGTGCGTCAATGCTTAAAAACTGCAATGGTGTTTGGGGGTTTGTGCTTGTGAGCTTCAGAGACTTGGTCTCTAAAAAGTCAGCAGGCACAGCGCCATATTGCGCATCAAAAGACGCATTGGCCCTGACGATCATCTGCCTAGTGCGCAGTGTACGTTCCACTTGTGCCTCGGCCAAAGAGATAAAGTCAGGAATGACAGCGGTCAGGTCGGCTCGGTTGAGCCAGTCGCCAATGGATGTCTTTAATTCCGCGTATGTAGTCAGTGCCATTATTGGGCCTCTTTTTCCATTTCCTCTTTCACAATCCAAGTGTGTTCATGGCGAAATTCAAAAGTGCCAATGTGGCCAATTTCCTTTGAGACATCATGGTCGATGTAGACCTTGTAACCTAGCTCTTGAGCTTTCTTACAAAAGAACACATCCTCACCCATGTAGCCCCGTGTGGTCTGCCATGGCATATCAAACCATGGCTCACTCATGCCCTCAAACACCTCGCGCTTGATCAGCATTATGCCCGTTCCAATGCTTCCCACCTCTTCGATTCCAGTGGAATCTGGCATGGTGTAGACCGCCTGGCGCTTGCCGTTCTCGTCATAGTTCTGAGCCGTTGGGCCAGTGGGCATTCTGCGTCTGGCACAGTTGGCAGCCACAATCTCTTTGTCGTGCTTTAAGAGCCGCTGGACCATGTCCTGTGGAAAGGTCATGTCCGAGTCAATGAAAAGAATGTGTGTGCAGCCTTCTTTCATGGCATCCAAGCAAAGGTCAGCCCTTTGGTTTTGGATGATCGTGCCTTGCATCAATTTTAGACTGATAGCGTCTGTGGTGTTGAGTGTGTGATAGGCCACCATGTTCACCATGCAATAGGTGTAGTTGGTGTGGACCTGATCACGGGCCGGTGTGCATACAGCAATGTAGTTCATACTTTCCCAGGGCGAGTTCTAAAAAATTGATTGTCGGAATCGTTGAGCCATTTTTTCATGTACTCCTGGTCATCGATCTTGCCCTCGGCCTTCATCTTGTAATAAAGGGATTCGGGGATGGATGCCACCAAGTGCCACTCACCGGTCCAGTTGGCTTTTTCGTCTACAGCGTTATAGATGGCCTTGTTGGCCTCGATAACGGCAGTCACATCTTGTTGGGTCTCAATGGTCACATCGCCAGTCTCAGCATTCTCATGCCAATAGCGTGTGATGCCTAAATCTTTGTTTTGGTTTAAAAGTCTTTTGTGAATCATGTTAAAAAAAGAGCCAGATTTCTCTGGCCCTTTCAGTTTGCTTCGATTAAGAAGTGATCAAGTCAGCGGCCAAACCATGGGCATTTTCAGCCAACACTTTGTGACCCCATTCCACGATCAGCATACGCTTTTCAGCATCGCCAGTCTTGGCCAATTCGACTTGCTGGTAAGGGCGCAGCATAGTCATTTTGGCGTAGTCAGGATCGATCACCCATGCATCACGCTCACGCTGGAAGCGGTTAGCAATCACTTGCACATTGCCAAAGTCAGAGACATAAATGTCAACTGCACCGACCAATGTAGCAGGCTTTGCACCACCATCAATGTTGAAGCGGCTAGAAGCGATACCAGAGAAGCCTGACACGCGCTGTTTGTTAACAGGACCGCACATCAAAATCTTAGGTGTACCACCAGCTGTCCACACTTTCTGAATCACATTCTTCAGAATGGTTTCAGTGAATGTGCGCACATTGCCATCTGTACGTGCGCTGTTTGGCAGCGTTGTGTAAGATGGGTCAGTACCATTGGTTTGCTTGTCGGTGTTTGTTTTAACAAACGCGCCCAAAGATGCAGACACACGGGCAGTCGTGGAATCACCAGCAACAGCAATGCCGCCATTCAACATGACGAATTCTTGGTCGCGCTTTAGCTCACTTCCACGCTTCGCGATTTGGTAGGCCAGCTCTGAGCGTCTGCCTGCCTTGTTCACCACTTCTTCAGTAGCTGACAAGATGATTGTCTTGCGTGAAATCTGTGCATAGTTTTGCAAACGCACAGTAGCTGTCACAGAGTCAAACGATGAAACATCATCACCCTCAAGCTGTGCATTTGCAGCCGCTGCGGCCAATGTATCTGTTTGCCACTCAAACAAGCTGTTTGACACGTTTTCACGGCCAATATTGCTCATGTAAGGGGTTTCTTCGGGTGCAATGTTTGTGATCACATTGCTCAAGTCTTCGCGGATGCCCTTGGCGCTATAGGTCAAGAACGTGTTACTTACGATAGCCATAATTTCCTCATTTCAATAAGAGTTCAATTGCAGAAGCCGCATCATCGATGCGACCAGTTTTAGCAAGACGCTGCTTTGCTCGCACACTCTCAGTTGTTGTCGAAACCCGACCAGCTGCACCAGGCTTGGCTGGTCGTGGGCCATTGTTCACCACTTCTTCAGTAGCTGACAAGATGATTGTCTTGCGTGAAATCTGTGCATAGTTTTGCAAACGCACAGTAGCTGT